GGACTGCCCACGGCTCTCAAGTATAGCCTTTGCCTTCTCAGCAAGTTCTTTTGGGTCACTCATACTTCATTTCCCCAATACTCCCAACCTTCGTTAAATAACCCCACATTTCTAGCAAACAACTCAATTCGTGGGAGATTGCCGCTACAATTTACAACCATTTCTTTAAAACAATGTGGTTTCTTTGAATGTAACTTTGGATTTACTTCAACAACTAAATTTCGTGTAGTTTTATTTTGGCATTTCATTTTACCACGAACACCAAAAATAATATGCTCCGTACAACCCCTAAAATAATATCCCATTCCCATTTCAGGAGTTCCGTCTTTATAAGTTTTTACCCATGTAATTAATGTCTTGTAGTCAAACCCCCAAGCCTTACAAACCTCCAAACCTTCTTTAATAAATGGGTTCGTGACCCATAGATATAAGTGTGCTTTGTCTTCTGATATGCTACTTACAGATAATTTTTTTATCTCCTCATTTGTCATTGTGACATACCCCACCTGACCATTGCCCCAACTTTCTTTATATTGCCAAGGTGGATCAGCATAAATAATATTATATTTTTTGTTTGGAAATGACATTTGGGTTGGGTCAGCCATACTTAGACTTCCCCTTTTTTCTAGGACTTGCATTTTTATTCTTCATCTTGTTTGCAATTCTGTAGGACTGCATTTTGTCCCGTTTGATTGGCTTTAACGCAAATTCCTCTGCTATTGATTTTCTTTTATTATCCATCCTGATCCATCACATTCGTCACATTTGTATTGATATGTTTTGAGGTAACCACCTTCTGCATAGTCAATAACGGGCCTCTCAATCATCACTTCACCAGTTCCCTGGCAATCCTTACAGTCCTCAAGATCCACATCATCCACCCATCGATCTACGATGAAAATCTTCAACCGTACCTACATCTGTACGCAGTGATGAACATTAGGATATCGAACCAATCGCCAGTGATGCCAAAGTCCTTGCAGATATCTTCCTCTGTACTGCCTTGGTCTTGCAAAACTTTTACTGTCTTGATGGAATCCAGATGGTATTCTAAATATTGGATATCGATCATACGACATTCTCCCTTACTTTTATTTTTACTAATTTCTTCAGTTCGTTCTCGATCTGCTCTGCCTGGTGACAAACAAAGATATAACAGTCGGCTTCTTGAAGAGCCGTACCAATCTCACGTTGGTTCTTGCTAATGCGCCCCTTCGTTACGGGGTTCTTTAATTCAAAGAATATCGGTGCGAATAACTCAGGATTTAACCAATGCCTCCTGGGTATGAATAACTCCAGGTCAGGCCAACCAAAGTTGGTTCCCAGGGTCTTCAGCTTACGCATAAAGTTCATCTTCCTCATGCCTTCGTTTGGAGAGTGATGAACCACAGATCCCTTTGGCAAAGTGATTCGCAACCAATCGACTGTCCACTTATGAAATTGCTCTTCATTCATGCAATTTATAGAAGTCATTTGGCTGCACCGCTCCATCAGTCATATTGACGATGTTTCGCATAAATTCTTGATTTGGAATCGTATAGTATTGATGCTTTGGATCAAGGCACCACCGCCTGACCACTCCAGCATGGGATGCTCCTAGCTTCAATGCCAGTTGCACATAAGATAATTTCTTAACCGTTCTCCAATCGTTTAACTTCAAACTTGCCTCATTTTAGTCAGGATTAAACTTGATCTTATATTGATTCCAAATTGATCCTATAAAGAATAACATCTTGATTATTTCAGTCAATATTAATTTATTTGACAGTTAATTTTACTTGGCATACGATCAAGGATTGGAAGCACAACTAGGAATAAGGAGATAAAATGAAATCAAAACAATCTAATTCTTGCCTTCAGTTAGTACGGAGAGGCTGCCGAAAGTTGGTATCAAGGCACTCCCTGGGCAACAAAAAGTCTAACGGTGGTTGGTTGTTATACCACTTCTGTGGCTTTAAATTTCGAATAAAGACCAGAAACGGTTTCAGTTATACTGTTCCATCTAATGTTCATAGATGGCTTAATGTTTCTAATAATGTAATCACGGCTCCACCTCATGGAGGTGCGGTATGTTTAAGAACATAAGAAGAGGAACTCTACAAGAACAACTTTCATTTTGGAAAGGCCAAAAACGAAGGTTAGCTTCTTTGACTCAAGCGATCCCCTCTTTTATAAATGGGGGTAGAATCAATGAACATAATTAATTTGAATGGACCAATGGCTCAGGGAAATAATTTAAAAAAGATAATTAAGCAGAAAGGCACCACTCTTCGCGAGGTAGCTGAAACGCTTGGAGTTCGTGCTGAGACTGTTAGTAGGCACTGCACCGGGTATAATCGCATGACCATTGAAGATGCGACACGTTACGCTGAACATCTAGGAGTATCACCAGAAGCTATATACGTTGAGCAAATACCTCTCGATATCATTGGTCACTTACCAGAAGGTAACGTATTACAAATGTATCCAAGTAATGAAATGCCAACTATGTCTGGAATGATTTCATATCCACGGAATTTCAAAGGAATTACATTAAAAGATTATCTTGTGAACAATGTAACATC